ACTGGGGTAATATTCACACTCGCGATGATGTAGGATTCATTCGCAATCGAAAGAATGGTCACACATATAAGTTGGAAGGCCGGTATACTGGAATGACCAAATCCCTACTGAATTATTTGAGTGATCTCTATCCCGAAACTAATCTGATTGGATTCCGTTTGGTTAGTAATGGTGAGTTCAATCGATTCCTTGGAGCGAATGACCAGTATGGAAATGAAAAATTGACATCTGAGTATCGCAAGAACAAGAGTGTGGCAATCGAAGGTTGTGGATATGTAAAGTATTTTGCGATCAATGCCAACTCCCTCAACAATGATGTAGAATTCAATGTGGAGGAGGGTGCTAAGAAGACTGCGATCCGCAGTGCATTCAAGAAGTCTCTTGCAAACAAGAAACTGAACAAGAAAGTCCTTTCTCAATTCGTGGAGCTGGTCGCGTGAAACACATTCTTTTTACATTGAAGGGTTGTCCTTTTGATTTATTGGACGACAAAGAATTTATTCGCATGACAATGTATCGGGCATCAAAGGAGTGTAAATCTACTTTGCTCAATTTAGCAGTGCATAAGTTTGATCCTCAGGGTGTTACTTCTATTGCTATGCTTGCCGAGTCCCACATTAGTATCCATACTTGGCCAGAGAAGGGTATGGCAGTTTGTGATGTTTTCACATGCGGCGACCATGCTGTTCCTGAAGCGGGTGTACAATACATGTATGAAATGTTTGGTGCAACCGACATGATATCCCAAGAATTTGAGAGACCACTACGATGAACATTTTTGCCACTGAACAAAGTCCTTACTGGTCAGCACGAGTTCTTCCTGACAAACACATCGTCAAGATGCCACTTGAGTGTTGTCAAATGCTCTCGATCATTTTCTCTAAGTGGTATTACGATTGGGGTCCACTACCTAAGAAAGATGGTGGATATTATGCAACTGCAAAAGGTGCGTTCCGTAATCATCCATCTACCAAATGGGCTGCACAAAATCATTACAATACCGCTTGGTTGATTGCACACGGTCTGTCTTTGTGTGAAGAGTATCGTCAACGATACGGTAAATTACATTCTTGTCTGCCTGCCTTATTTGAAGCTAAAAAAATATTTCATCGCAAGTCTGGTAAGTCTATTATCTGTTACGGCATGGCCGACAACTTTGCTCGTGCCATGCCTGATGAATTCAAGTATGATGATAGTATAGATACATTTACTGCATATCGAAGGTACATCAATTCAAAACCTTGGGTATCAAAAAACTATCTTCGTAAACCAGATCGCAAACCAGAGTGGATAAACTAGAACGTCATTCCTACGATAAAGTTGATGGTGAATGGGTGATCTCAAAAACTGCGATTCTCACCTATGAGAGGATTCCATATAACATCCCCATGATTGCCTCAATTCAAAAAAAGTTATATGATGTTCTCACTCCTGATCTTGTAACACATAAGTATCGAGAAGAAAATAAAACAAATCCGATGTATGGTCATTGTTATCATACAACTCAGGCTTTGTATTATCTTTTTGATACTGACACCCTCGATCCTATGATGAGTGGTGATTGGAGAGGTGGAACACACTGGTGGTTGCAAGATCGGGAAACAAGTGTTATACTTGACTTCACGGTGGATCAATATTTGTCCATCGAAAAAGAACCTCCCCACTCTACTGGGAAGGTGACTGGTTGGTACGGTTGGAAGGGTCGTCCTCATATGCGAACCCTTAAACTCATGCAACGGTTACAACCAGACGCAACAATTCAACTAATCTCCTTTTGATTAATGGTTAAAACAATTCCGAGTCTTTATCCAATCGAGAACGATTGGAAATCTCTCAGTTCCAATCTCCGCAATAAGATTGATGCTGGAGTCCTCATTGCTGGGGAACGTATCACCAAGTTCTATACACTTGAGGATATGGCCGATATCTTGATTGATGTTGCCGAACAGATCAAGAACGGTGCAAAAGAAATTTTCATCCCTCAGTTTGAAACCGAGAACTTCATTCAAGGTTTCATGTATCGCACTTCGCGAGGCCAGAAGATCGATTCATTCTACAATCGAACTTTCTATCCCAAACACTTCGCTAAGTTGTTTGAGAACGGATACGATCCTGTTCTTGCTAGTATCGGTGATCTTGTCTATGATGCTCGCAGTGGTCTTTGTGTCAACTTTGATGCACGTCACCGTACTGTGGGTAACATTGCTGCTCTTGAAGGTGGACAAGTTCCTGAAAATCAGTGGTTCAATACTCTGATGATCAAGTCTACTGCTTGCAAGACCATCGACGCACAGAAGATTGCATGTTCATATTTCCGTGCAAAGGCTGAGACGCCAAAACCACTCTCTCCAGAAGAGAAGTTTGCTGCCGCAGTTCGTTCCGAAGATCCTAACGCCATCCGCACCTATAACGGTCTGGAACAGGCTGGTCTGCACATTGGTTCTACTTACCTGAAAGAACTGTTGAAGGAACATGATGACCCTCGTAAGGTCAACGGTATCTGGCAGTTGGCCAAAGACTATTCTACGGTCAAGTCAACCAGTATGAACAAGAACCTGGTGAAGGCAGTTGAAGCACTTCGTTCTGCCTGGAATAAGACTGAAGGTTCTGAGTTTTCTGTTTATCTGATCATGGGTATGTGTTACCTCCTTCAGTGCAACAGAATTCATCCTGACTTTGAGTTTGACTTGGGTCACATGGTTCGGGCCTTGAAGTGGAAGAATGAACAGATTGGGTTTGTTCCTAATAACTACATCTCTCCCCGTGCAAACGGTAAAGCCGCAGAGAGTGTCGCTTTTCATCTTCTGCGTGTTTACAATGAATATGCTCAGTATCTCTGGACTGAGAGTGTTAACATTACTGAGATTTCCATCTCTGATTATGTGAAACTCCCAGACAACTTCCTTGCACAGGTGGGTGCGCCTATCCCCGAAACGATCGAAGAAGAGGACTACTCTGAAATTGACGAATCATTGGAGACAGTTTAATAAGTGTCCCAACCCCCTGGAAACAGGGGGTTTTTTCATGTATATTATATACATACACAAAGGGAGACAACCCAAATGACCACGGCCATCATTGATTCACTTCGCGATGCATACGGTGATAAGATCACTGCTGCTGATGTTCGTGCCTACTGTGCCATGCATGGGGTTTCTTATCCCACAGTCACCAAGAAACTTGATCAATACAAAGTCAAGCGTGGGACGTGGGATCTCACAATTCAAGAGGTTCGTCAACAACTGGAAAAGTCTGTCGATACACTGGAATACGTTCAACAATCTCTGATCCCCCAGAAGGATTCCAACTTTGTTCAGTTTGGCAACTTCAAGGATCTGAAGAACATTATCGGATCACGTTCGTTCTTCCCCGTCTTCATCACTGGTCTGTCAGGAAACGGTAAGACCATGGGTGTGGAACAGTCCTGCGCTCAACTAAATAGGGAGTTGATTCGCGTCAATATCACCATTGAAACCGACGAGGATGATCTTATTGGTGGGTTCCGTTTGGTTGACGGTAACACTGTTTGGCATAATGGTCCAGTCATCGAAGCTCTGGAACGCGGAGCTGTACTTCTTCTAGACGAGATCGATCTTGCATCTAACAAGATCCTGTGTCTTCAATCTGTTCTGGAAGGAAAAGGTGTCTTCCTGAAAAAAATTGGTAAGTATGTCAAACCTGCACCTGGGTTCACTGTAGTTGCAACTGCAAACACCAAGGGTAAGGGTTCTGACGACGGTCGTTTCATCGGAACTAATGTTCTCAATGAAGCTTTCTTGGAACGATTCCCGATCACGTTTGAACAGTCTTATCCCACTGCTTCCATTGAGGCCAAAATTCTTTCCAAGATTTGTGAGGATGACAGTTTCGTTACTCACCTTGTTGACTGGGCTGACATCATTCGCAAGACCTTCTACGACGGTGGTGTTGATGAAGTGATCTCTACTCGTCGTTTGGTTCACATCGTTCAGGCCTTCAATATCTTTGGTGATAAGATGAAGTCGATTCAAGTTTGTCTGAATCGTTTCGATGATGAGACCAAACAGGCCTTCCTTGACCTTTACGATAAAGTTGATGCAGATGTCGATTTCGCAAAACCTGTGGAGTGAGTATAAAAAGATACTGTGGGAGACTTTTCCTGAACTGTATCATTTTTCAACTTGGGCAGAGTGGGAGGAGAAAGGAACTTCTCTCACCGCCAAGTTATATGGAACTCCCAAAGACCGTTACATAAACAAGTCTAGGGAAGTTGAGATTTGGGATGATAAGTCCTGTATCTACAACAACATCATTTATCCTCGTACTGGTGAAGATCTTCCTTGCTTCGGTATGGATCTTATGGGTTTCTTTGATAAGAAAGTCATCATTGTATTTGATTTTCAACATCCAGTAGAGAACCACTTGTTTTCTGTTCCATCTCTACCAAAGGCCGATGGAACGTTTAGATTCTTTGAACCAGGTAATCATTTCTCTGAAAATGTATTCATTCGTAAATGCACTATGAACGAGGTCAATAATTACCTGGATGACTTTAGTGCTTACTTACAAGTTTACAAAGAAATGTTAGAATCGAAGAAACCAAATAAGAACTTCATGTATGCAACTTACAAAAATTTTGATAAGTACATGAGAGATCTTGATCCTGTTGGTGGTTATCTTTCCAATAAGTTTGGTAAGGAAAAATCAGAATCACTGGTCAACGAATTTCTTTTTACTTATGGACAAAATACTAATGAGGTGGTAAAATGAATGCGTGGTCTCTACTTTACGATGAACTCAATATGAATGACCTTGATTGGGTAAGTGCAAATGGGGGTTTTGAATATACCCCCGAAAAATCATATCTAGATTCTATGTATCCTGAAATTCCAGATGATTCCCCAGACCGTATTGTTCTTGGAAACGAGATCAATTTAAATCTTGATGCTACTGCCAAAAATGGATTTTGGAAGTATGAAGAAGATCTGACTATGAAAGAAGTTCGTGATTATCTGTCAGGAACTTATAAGGCTCACTACACATCTCAAGAGTCTAAGACTCAGACTCTTGACTTGATTGAAAGTATTGGTGATGCAGAAGCTTTCTGTCGATCCAATGCAATCAAATATCTCTCTCGGTTTGGCAAGAAAAACGGAAAGTCAAAACTTGACATTCTGAAGGCCATCCACTATTGTATTCTTCTCTACCACTTCTCTGGACTGCATAATGACCGTAAGGACGCATATGAAACTTTCTAATAACACCACCAACATTCTCAAGAACTTCTCTCAGATCAATCAGTCTATCCTGATCAAACAAGGTAACAAACTGAAGACTATCTCTGTGATGAAGAACATTCTCGCAGAGGCTGAGATTGAGGAGGATTTTGAATCTGA